GGGTTGAACCTTGCTCTGTTATCGTTAACGATAATTGATAATTAGGCAGGGAGGGATTTACCTCCCCACCTAATTAGATTTTTCACCAGTAGACGCCGATGGCGTAGGCGTTCACTTTAAGTGCGCCAACTCGTCCAGCGGTATCAGCACCAGAAACCACATCAGCACCAGCGTTCTCGTAGGTGAAGGTGGTCGTATCCACAACGGTCACGCAAGCGTCTACAGCGTTGAAGCTGGAATCAGTCATCGAAGCGATGGTGATTTGGTCGCCAGTAGTGAATCCGTGAGCAGCACCAGTCACGATGGTAGCAACACCATTCGTGCGAGCGCGTGTAGCGGTAGCCTGACCAGCACCAACGACAACCTTCTCAAGAGTGAGGGTGTCGGTTCCGCTGACCGTAGGAACAGGGTTGGCAACGAGCGCAAGGTAATTGGCTCCACCAACATTGTCGAGGGCATCGGTAATGGTGAGGGTAGAGGTAATCGCAGAGGTTCCATCGGTGGCGCGAACTTGAGGATCGGTGGCCGTGGTTCCTTTGGCGTATACAGTTTCGAGGATAACGCTCTGGACGAGGAAACGGGTGTCTTGATCGTTGAGACGAACGAGGACAGCGTTACCAGCTTCCAAGAGGTTGATGGTTTGAGGGCCGAACAAAGCGACCCGATCAGGAGTATAAGGGCGTCGATTAGACATATTATTTAATTAGTTTTTTGTTAGAGTGCAAAAGCAGACGCAAGAGCCTCGTTGACGAGATTCAGTTGTGCGTCTTCAGTTAGTTGCTCAAAGCAGTTTTGTGTTACGGGAGATTCGTATCCAGCAATGTCGGCAAGCGCGATGTAGAACTGGTAGAGTTTACCAGCGTCACTCATCTCGCTGTAGCACCCAAGCGAAACTGGAGTAATACCAGCGGCGTTCGCAAGCGTGATAACGAATTGATAGGAGCGATCTGCGTAACTAAGGTCTGTGAAGCAAGCCATTTGATTTTCCTTTCCCCCATTGAGGAGCGGGTTTCCCCGCCCCTCGCATGGGGATTACGGGTTAGGGAGCAACGATGTCGCCAACGCCTTCGCAGGAGTAGCAATCAGGGTTCGTGCTGCAAGCGGTGTAGGTGTTCAGTTCGCAGCAGGAGCCGTAGAGGTTACGGGCTTTCGGCATACGATGCAGGAACACATGGATAAGGGTCGGGTCTTTGACCTGTGCGGCAAGGCGGAACTGGGCTTGATAGAAGCCCGATTTGCGCCAGCGGTTGCACTCCCAATCTGGGTTCTTCCATTCCCAATCGCCAGCGTAGTTCTGGGTCATTTGTTGGGCTTGGCCGTATCCAGTCGAGGATGGCATTGTCCATTTGCACATTGCTTTGTTAACCATAGCAACCGAGATACCGAAGTCGGCATTGCGGTAAGCGCGGTTTGGAATGTAAGCGCATCCGTTTTCAAGAACAGTCTTGATGTAACGAGGAACGCGAACGAGACGTGCCCATGTCGCAGGATCAGCTTCGTTGAAAGCTCCAAGCGATGCGTTGAAGGCAGTGTCAGCGTTGAAACGAGCGGCGTTGATGTCGTAACCGAAGGCGTAGTCGCCGATGATACGATTGATGCCGAGCTTCAGACGGGTGAGGCGTTCGTCGAAATCCGTGTTAGCATCCCAGTAACCATTGTTGCGCTTGGCTTGGAAGTAAAGCGCACGGCCAACTTGAGGATCAGGGATAACGATGTCGAGCAAAGGCTGACCAGTCGCGTCTTGGAGATCAAGGCGGAAAGCGTCATCTTCGTCTTGAAGGTCAACGAGAGCGTCGTCGAGCATATCAAGCGAGAGATAAGCAATCTTGTTGAGGTCGGCAGGAGCCATCTTGACGCGAAGAGCGCAGAGGTCGTAGCCAGCTTCGTTGTTGAGCGTATGCTCTGGAACGAACCATGCTGCATCGTCAACGAGTCCGCAGTAAGTGCCGTCGTCCGTGGTGATACCCATCCATTTGTGTCCAGAACCACCGATGTAGTTGCTGCGAAGGAACTCTTCGTGGACGTTCTTGGTGATACGGGCATTCGACTCCTCAAACTGGAGAATCTCTTCAGCGGGGAAGAGGCGATAGAGAAGGCTCTCAACGCAAATCCAGTCAGTGGTCATCTCTTTACGGAGAAGCTCAAAAGTGTAGCTCTCAGTGCCGGGACGCTGAATGACTTCGGGTTTGCTATCGCAAGAATCAGTCTCGCAGTAGGTGTCGGTGATTGTTCGGAAAGGAGCGCAGGGATCGTGGAATCCACGGCCAAAGCGGAATGCTTTCTGTTCGGTTGTGTGGTTCAAGGGCCATGCTTGCTCCTCGAAACGGGTGAAATATGCAGAGTTGGTGACGAGCTTCTTAACGTAGAGGTCGTTGAAATATTCGCGGCCCTCGCGGAAGAAACTGTCAATCTCAGCACAACTGTTGAAATATAGCTGATCTGATGCCATAATATTTATTTTGTTTGAGTTTGATTTTTGGTTTTGGTTTTAGTTTGGTTTACAAACGCAAAAGGCCCGAAAGCCCCAAGCGAATGCTTGTTGGTTTCGAGCCGGAGTTCAACCCTCGGTGTCTCTTGCGAGACCAGTCCGGAATAGTTTTTGTTTGGAGACCTATAACTCCAAGGCCGGGTTCGCCCACGCACTAATTTTATCGTTTCCGATAATTTCGTCTATCCCGATGCGACGAAAATATGCGAGGTGCAATATATGTCAAGAGTTTTTTTCAGACCAAACAAATATTTTTTTGTTATGCTTTTTACGATTAATTGATCTTGGTATTACTTGCAGATTACTTGGAGCATGAATTCCACCAAGTGAAATTGGATTTATATGATCTACTTCAAACGGAATCCCAATTGTTTTAGATAATCTTTGAGCTTGTTCAAAAAGCGAGGCGATTATCATTTTTGATTCGTTGGATAAGTCTGGTGTTTGAGCAGTTTTTTTAGTTCTGTATTTTGCAAGCAATCCGCTCATTCTTGCCCAATTTTTTTGTCTCCATTTTTTATTTGCTAAAGCAACTTTGTCTTTATGGTTGCTATAGTAATTCCTAAAATATTCCCTTATCTTTTCTTTGTTTCTTTCCCTGCCTGCTTTAGCAACTAACAGATATTGTTCTCTATTATTTTTTCTTCGTTCTTTTCTTTGAACACTTCTCTTCTCTTTATTTGCTTCGTAGTTCTTTTTTGTGGCATCTTGTCTTTTCTTGTAAAGATCATTGAATTTTTCTGGAGTTACCCAGTATTCATTGTTGGGGTAACATTTCCCATAAGCCCAAAATACCATCCCATCAGAATTTATTGATCCCTTTTTTAATTTCGTTACTTGCATGAAGCATATTCAAAATGAGCGACAATTTATAATCAAGCATCTTTTTTAAAAAAAGTTTGGGGGAGGTAGTCATACCAAACTACCTCCCCCGTGTATGCCAGACTTTAGAATGATGGGCTATGCAGTTCGTGCTTGCGGCGAGAATCGTTGCAGTTTAGCCGCCAGTCCCTCGCTAATACTCATTCTTGGTTTCTGGGAATCCGATGCACTTGATGATGACGAGATGCGCGACGAACCTTTCAGTTGTGCGATGTAATCGTCTTTCTCTTTTACCATCTCTTGGTATGCTTTCAGTTGTGCTTGAATCTTCTGATAGGCGCGGCCTTGGTGAATCAGTCGGTTCATGTCTTCAACTGATGCCTGCTCATTGGTCTGCTGGGTAGCCGCCAGAGCAATAGCCTCGTCGCGGGAGATGTCATACTTAATTCCCTTCTCCTTCATGTAGTCAGCAATCGTGTCCGGGATTTCAGTCGCCCGATCAATCTCTTGCTGAGTATTCTTGTAGCCCTCACGCCATTGGTTCAGATACTTGTTCCTGCCTTCTTGTTCTTTTTGTTTAGCGGTTTGAAGGATATTCTGCTTGGTTTCTTCAAAGTTGACAAGAGCAGCGTGATGTCCTTGAGTTGCTTTGATGAAGCTGTTGACTTGCTCCGCGAATTGATATTGTTTGAACTGCGAGAGCGAGTTCGTGATTTCCTCGAACGCTTGGTCGCGGTCGGTTTCTGCCGCTCTACGATCCTCTTCGGATGACGCATTGAAGATGGAGGCATTTGCATTGACAGCACGGGAGAATGTCGAAAGAAGAGTTGGATCATTCGATAGCAATTGTCGCGCAGTATCGTAGGTGCTTTTGATAGGATCGAGGTAAGTCTTTTTGAAATCTGGATTACTTGTGATGTCGTGGAAGTCCAGTTTACCCCGAAGCTCTTTGATCTGTTCTGATAGTTGTTGCTCAACTTCCAACTTCTCTTGGTTGGCTTTGTTGAGTTGTTCTTGGTAGTGGTTGGCTTCTTTAGTCGATGTTGACTCGGAGACCATTCGCTCAAGTTCTTGGATTTTGGTTTCAAACTTGGGGATTTCATCTTTCTTGTATTTCTCAAGTTCTTCTTTGAGCTTTCGGTTTTCTTCGATTTGTCGCTCAACGAACCCTTTCTTTTTTCCTGTTCGGTCAGATGTGATTTCAGCTTCGGTAACTCCCGCCACTTCTTCTGGTGGTTCTTCTTCATTGTATTTTGCTATTCCAAGGTTAGGATCACCAACATTGGTAGCACTTGGCTTGCCTTCGTCGGATTGTTGTTTGCTGAACTTCTTGAGGAAGTCAGATGTATTACCTTTAATCGGAACTTGAGGTTTAGCCTTCAGTTCCTTGATTACTTCTGCTGTGTCGTTTGGGTCTGCCATAAATTAGATTTCGTCGAGGTCTGGGTCAACAGTGATGTCCGCTGGCTCTTTATGCTTTCCAGCAACTTTTGTTTTTTTGAATGCTCCCTGCTCTTCTGTTCCAATAGCTTCAATAGTTTTGATTGCATGGATAAGCGTGGTTACTCCTTCTGGTGGGTTTACATTAAGTAGTAAATACGCTTGTAGTTTGTTCCAGTCTTCGTGTGATGTTATTGCCGCGCATAGGGATTTTACTTTGTCTGTTGTCATGTTTGTGTTGGTGTCTGCATTGGAGTCTCTTCCATCTCAACTTCTTCAGTTACTTCTGGAGTCTCAACCTCTTCGGTTTCCATTTCCTCTGGCTCTTCTTCTTCCATCTCTGGAGCTTCGCCCTGCATCGCTGCTTGCTTGGATTTCTCCTTCTGAATTTCGGCGCGAGCTTTAGCCTTCTGAAGTGCGAGTTGAGTGATACCTTGCTCCTTACGCTGCTCGGTGCGTTGAGCGTGACTGATAGAAGCCTTACCAATCGAGATGTCTGCAAGTTTCTTCTTGGTGTCGATTTCGATACCAGACTTGGCAGCGAGGTATTGAAGTTTGATGTCCTCCTCGGAGTTAGGTTGACCAGATTTCTGAGCTTCAGCTTCAGCCATTTGGACGTAAACTTGTTGAAGTTCGTCGGCCATTGCTTGTGCTTCGTTCATTCCCTGCATGAATTGCTTCAAGAAGTCCTGCTTGGATTGATCCTTACTGATATATTCAACGTGCGCCATAATGTGACCACCTTTGAATTTGACTGAGCGGACTGCCTTGGAAAGCTCTGCAAGCTCTGGTTGACCTTGCTGCACAGATTGCAGGTTCATCTGCAACTGCATCATCATATCCTGCAAGTGACCAACAGCGTGTTCGATATGTGGATCAGTTGGTAGCACAGGGAAGTTTTGCGGGTTAACGAACGCATCCGTCATGCCAGCATTTTCAAACCCGATTACGCGAGCAGTATCAGTAATCTTAGTTGGTTTAGTATTCCGGTAGCGAGCTACGTTGTCTCTGCCAGAGAGTGCCGCGATTGCATCTTTAACTGCGTTCTCTTGCCCTTCGTTAGCTGGAGTAATTGCTGTAATGCTCAATAGCTTCTCTGCCGTGATGAGCTTGAATGACGGGCTACCAGCCCCGTTGATTAGGTTAGAACGAATGCTTGTGATGTTCTTCCAAGCAGCGGCTTCTTTCGGAGTTCCGAGTTCTTCCAATACTTCATAGAACTTCTTAACATATTCGTATCCATCATCGCTGGACTTTGCATTTACGAATCGTTTGTAGAGTTGTTTAAAGTAGAGGGTTTGGCACTCGTTGAATCGGCGAATCTGAGTTCCAGATAGTTTGGCAGACTCAGCAGCATCCAGTTCAGCCTCGCCTTTTGTCCTTTGCTTGCCTCCAGCGGTAGGAGCATTGATGCGATACTGACCCATTCCGCGATACATATCTCCCATGAAGAACTGCATGAAGCTCATGCTTTCTGCTACTGGAAGCTGGAATCGGTTCTGGATGAACTTCGCGCCATCTGGCATTACGCTGATTGGCAACCATTCCATCTGTTTCAACATCTTAGTTGCGTCTGGCCCTTGTCCTTCGATCATCAACATGGAGTTGAGGCGCACTGCATCAACCAGCGAGTTCATCGTGAAGTCATACTGGCGGCAGGCGACGAATGCCGATTCCGCTTGGCTCTTGATGTCTTGGAAGAGTCCGCTGCCAACCGAGTCGGTCAGCATATACATGATCTCATCCCATGAGTTGAAGAGTCCAATCTTCAGCATCATAAACCCGTGTTGGCTTCTTACATCATCTTCACTGATCTTGCCTGCTCCTTTAATGTTGGAGTTGATGTAGTCCGAGATTGGTTGATAGTCTTGAAGGATGATTGCCTTGCTGATCTTGCCGTCGAACTCCCTCCAGTAAACTTCGTAGAGGTCGATCTTTTGGTTTACGGAGAGTGACCAGTTAAATCCTGCCTCGCTGATCGTGCGGAAGAAGTCTTCGCGTGTCTTGCGATTGTTGCTGAATGCGCGATGGAAACGGATAGCGTCAATTGCTGCGTCCACATTCCATCCCATTGCTTCTGCCGCCGCACGATTCTCAATCTTCTTGTAAAGTTCGTATGGTGTCAAACGGACACGGCGGACAAACTCCTCAAGGTTGCAAAAGTCGATCCTAATGTCGTCTGGAAAGAGAAGGTCGGAGAGGTAAACGTGTTCTGGCATCCATCCGAGTGGGCTATCCCACATTCCGATTCCTTTTCCATACAGCAACATTTCTTCAAGGTCTTGTTCTGTGTTGTAAAGGTATCCGGGCCATTCGCGGATTGCTTGGTCAAATGCGATTCCGATGTTCTCTGAGTTAACGAGGCGTTCTTTTTCATTGCCAAATTTACTTTTGATCGTGCAGCAAGCCTGCCGTTCCGTAATAACATCGTAGTAACTGGACTTCTGGTTGTCTACGATAAACCCAAGTTGTCCGTAGTTTACATCCGATTGCCAAGGTAGTCGCTTTTCAGCGAGCTTGCTGTATCCTGTCGGTGGGAACATTTTGTAAGCCTTATAGATACGGATACGTTTGTTCTCGCGCCCGATGTTAGCTAACCTTAAATGATTTGCGATATTCCAGCAATGACTTGCGTTGGAGATTCGTGTTTCTGGTGGTTTGCCGTCTTGATCTAAAACTGCAAGTGAAAAGTTGTCGTTACCGATGCTTAGAGACATATTTTTATATTTATCGTTTACGATAATGAATTCAAGATGTTTCTTCGTTTGTTACACGAACTACATCCGCGAGCTTTATGCTCAAGTTTAGTTCCTAAAACTTTGTCAGTAGTTTTGGCTACTGTGTGAATAACCTGTGCAATCCTATCTCCAAGTCCATCACTATACCAGCAACGATCACTTGGTTGGCGTTGGCAGATTTGATCTTCGACCAACTGCTCAATGTTACTTGGAAGTTCAACTCCGTTGGAGCGATAGTCTTTCTGGATGTTCTGCATCAAACTGCTCCATGTGCTTCCGTAAACAATCGCGGGGAATGTGAGTTTATCGCGCTTGATCTCATAACGCCAGTAAAAGCCACCGACTGGAGCGAGGTTCTTGTTTTTCAGTTTCATCTTGCCTTTCGTCGGAAAATATATTTTCTTATTGATATGTCAAGAGTTTTTTCTTCAAGCAAAGGTATTCGTCGTTACGGAATTCAATTCCCAGAAAACATGGATGACCTTGGTATTGAGTTATACTGCTACGCTATAAGCCGAGGACAATATGGTAGAACTTATTGTATTAGACAAAATATAAATATTTCAGATTTTAAACTACTTTCTCCGTCTGAACATTTTCTAAATGCAGTTAAACTTCAATGGCCGACTGAAGTTTCTATTTACAACCGAGGATACACAAACACTCAGTTGATTAGAACCTTAGATGAACTTTGCAGTAATGTTGATATTTGTTTAGCGGGAGCTGCTTCAATGGGAAAAAGTTTTCCAGTTGGTCTTTGGATTTACCTTGATTGGTGCGCTGCTCCGCACTGCACTTCGTCATGGGTAGCTACCACTACGTTAGGCGCATCTGAAGATCGTATTTGGGGTATCATCTCCAAGCTCTATAAATGCGCTCGCGTTCAGATAGGTAAACTAATTGACTACCGCCATATGATTGTTTGGGGTGGAGCAACAAACGATGAGGAAAAGGAATATGATAATGCTATCAAAGCCCTCGCCTTCCCATCTGGTAATGAAGGTCAAAAAGCAGTTGATACCACCCGTGGTCGTAAGAATGATCGAATCCGTCTTGCACTTGATGAGTTGCCAGAAATGGAAATGGGCGCGATCACCTCAAAAGTTAACTTGGGTGCAAACGATGATGTTACCTTTATCGGTATCGGAAACCCATCTGCTGGTGACAATCCTCACACCCGTTGGGCTATGCCAAAAGGTTGTTCTAACTTTGATTCAGTAAACCCAGACATGGATAAGTGGGAGACTGAGACCGGAGTTTGCTTGTTCTACAATGGTATGCGTAGCCCAAACTTCGCCGCGCCTGCTAATGAACCCTCTCCGTTTCCATTTCTCATGGATCGTAAGAAGCAGGAGATGATGCTTAAATTGTGTTATGGAGACGAAAATGCAATTGACTATGTTCGTAACGCTATTGGTTGGTGGCCGAAGACAGGATTCGCTCAGACTATCCTTACCGCTGATCTCATTCGTAATGCTGATACCAACGAAGAACCACTATGGGATTCCGAAGGGTTTACTAAGGTGGCAGGATTCGATACCGCATTTACAATCGGCGGGGATAGGTGTGTTCTTACTATCGCTAAGTTAGGGTTCGTGCGGGGGACTCGCAATCGTGTGATGTGGTTGGAAAGTCAGAAGGTAATCCAACTATCTGCTAATGCCGCTGCCGAGTTTGAGATTCAGCTTGCTACTGAAGTTGTTCAGTTGTGCCGTGCGGCTGGAGTGCAACCATCTAAGTTTGGTATGGACGTGTCCGGTGATGGTGGTCGAGTCGGGCAGGCTATCATTCGTGAGTGGCTACGCTTTGACGCTTCTGGAGCCGCTATCGCTCTTATCTCATCTATGGGTAAACCTACTGACCGAATTGCGGCAGAGGTTGATAAACGCCCGTGTAAGGATGTTTACGATAGATTGGTATCTGAATATTGGTTCTCAATTTACCATTCCATAAAAAGCAGAACTTTTTACGGACTTGATTATACCAGCGATTTGGCGCGGGAACTTTGCTTGCGCCGATACACGATCAAGTCCAAAAAGATTGCTATCGAGACTAAAGATGAGCTTAAAGGCAGAACAGGTTACTCGCCCGACTTAAGCGATAGTTTAATCTACGCTCTCGAAATGGCGCGGCGTAATGGACTTGTTTTTATCGGAAACGATAAACCAGTTCCAACTAACCGATTTTGGGCGCGGGATGAAGTATCAATTGATACCACTCCAGACGATGACTACGGATCAGATGATAACGGAGATTGGTAATTAATCCAAGATACCTTCAAGTTCCAAAGTATTCGCTACTTCTTCTGGAACTACAATACGAATTATTTTCTCCCCGTCAAGATGTCCAAGAGTTTCGTTCAGTCGGATGTCACTTTTCTTCACCCAACATTGATTGAATTTTTGACGAAACAGAATCTTCTCCGGTGTATTGCTTACTTCAGTTCCTTCGCAGATGATGCGGGATTCAAACGTATTATTTGTAGTCATAAATTATATATCCATTCTCTCTTGCCCATCCTACTTCGTGGTGGCAGCGATTGTGGCATGGGCGGCAAAGAACCATGAATGAGGACTTGTCACATAAGAACTTGCCCCTTCCTTTCTTATGGTGAAGGTCTGTGCCTTGCCCATTACATATCTCACATTGGTAGTTTTTTTCTTCAAAGTATTCTGCTTTGACTTTTTCGTAGTCGGCATTCTTTACTCTTCGGGAGCTGGAGACTGCTCTGAGCTTTCCGCCTCGCTTTTTGAATCCTGTTTTTGCCTGTAGGGGCGTTTTTCTTTGTAGCATAGAGCGATTACTTTTTCGACTTGTTCTTTCTTTAGGATACTCTTGGAGTTTACTTCAATCTGGTTGACCAGTGATCCTGTCACGCCGATCTTGTCTCCAAGTTCACGGACAGTCAATTTCAGCAATCTCCTTGTTTCACGAAGCTGGCTGGCGAAAGTCTTTCGTCCAAGAGAACGGATCGTGCGTGATTGCTCGTAGGCACTCATGCAAGATTCATAAGCAGTTTCTAATGGATGTTTCATTTGCATAAAAAATAAACCAAGACTATTGACAAGTCAATACTTTTTTGTTACTATGATTGCTTATGGATAACACTAACAACATCAAAGACAACGCAGAAAAATTACTCGCTGGAGTAAGGCAAACTGTCATGGTTACAAACCTATCTTTAGCCGCCGCGCTTGAGACTCCGTTCATGGCTACCTATGAAAGTGATGAAGGTATTCTTGTCATGGCACTCAGAATAAACAACACCGCAATCATGGCCGCGACAGGTGTAAATAGTAATACTGTTATTAAGTCAGATATTGTCATTACAAAGGATGGTATCGGTGAACGCCGCTCCACCTTCCAGTGCGAGACAGAAGAAGATGCCAGTCAAATCTGGGACTTACTCAATGATAAAATGTATGAGTGGTCGAAAGGTGAAGTTGAGAAGGTTGAAATGGACTGGTTATCGTAACCGATAAAAAAGATGCTTGACATCGAACACAACCTATAGTAGTTTTCAGTCGTGCGAGAAATCGTGCCTTCGGGGTAGGAGCCGAAGTGAATAAAAGGTTAGTAAATTAACATAACAATATATGATCCCTTGTGGCACTGCCACTCCTTCGCGTCTGTTGCCGCACCTTTTCGGTGTCACAAGGGGTCGCCTTTTTCTAAAATGAAAAAATATGACGATTGTCCAATAAGGACAAAGAACGGGATAATAATTAAACGAAAAGTAATGCGTATTAAAGGATTGAATCCTCTACAACGAACATTATTAGCATACATCGAAAATTGGGATAGAGGGTGCGTGAATGACAAAGAATATTTGGCCTTTGTTTTTGATGTATCAAAATATCGTATAGAGTGTGCATTGGATTTTTTAGCATCGCTTGGACTTATTTATTGTGAAAAGAATTTCGATGAAGTAAAAATATTCTGTAATGTAAATTACATCAATGATGTTTACGGGGAAGGAATTGAATTATGAGCGAAAAGAACGAACGGGTTTTTCGCGGTGTTTGGGTTCCAGTAGAGATATGGGAATCTCAATCGCTATCGTGGATGGAAAAATGCTTGTGGGCAGAAATCAGTTCGCTTGGGACTGAAGAGAAACCATGTTTTGCAAGCAATGGCTATCTTGCAAAAATGTTTCACAGCACAGAGTCAAGCATCTCAAACATGATTTCAAAATTGAGGTCATTGAAGATGATTAAACAAATTTCTTACGATGGCAGAAGTAGGAAAATTCTTGCTGTCCTACCAAGCGGGACTTCACCCACAAGTGAAGTCAGAGTTCACCCACAGGTGAAGTCTGATTCAACCCACAGGTGCAATCAGAGTCAACCTGCTGGTGAACTCAGACTCAACCCACAGGTGAACATAGATACTAAGGGAGAAACTAGTAGAGATACTAAAGAAGAATTATCTCTTAATCTCTTAACTTTTCAGCAACGAGCAAACCGACTTCTCGGAAGACGCGATATTACAAATTGGACACCAAAAGAAATAAAGGCAGCTAAACCCAACCTCGATACCTGCGAAGAAGACTGGAAGTTACTCGAAAACTTCTATTCCAAACGAAACGAAAAAGACGTTTATACCCGTCGTTCAATGGAAACCCTCCTTAACAACTGGGCAGGCGAGATAGACAAAGCTCGCGCCCACAAGGAAAGCGAGAGTCAAATGGGTTTCTTTAACAACAATTCATTCTAACCAGAACGATTCTCCAACTTTTGATTATCGTTACCGATAAAAACCAAATGAAAGAAAAATTAAATGAGTTACACTTATTTGCAGGAGCAGGGGGAGGTATCCTCGGCGGGATGCTTCTCGGACATACCACAGTCTGTGCTGTTGAACTTGAACCTTACTGCCGAGAAGTCCTACTCCAACGACAAAGAGACGGAATCCTGCCAAAGTTCCCAATCTGGGATGATGTCACCACATTTGATGGAACTCCGTGGAGAGGAAAAGTTGATGTCGTCTGCGGGGGTTTTCCCTGTCAAGACATCTCAGCAGCAGGAAAGGGAGCCGGTATCACAGGAGAGCGAAGCGGACTTTGGGGAGAAATGGCCAGAATCATTGGCGAAATACGACCCAAATACGCATTTGTGGAGAACTCACCAATGCTTACTCTTCGAGGACTTGACCGAGTGCTTGGCGATCTTTCCGAGATGGGGTATGATGCACGATGGGGAGTTGTGGGAGCTTACCATGTCGGCGCACCTCATAGAAGAGAACGAATCTGGATTCTTGCCAGACGGGATAAATTTCTTTCATACTCCCAACACAACGGGGCTGGATGGAGGCAGCAACAGCAGGAAAGCGTTGAAGAAAAGACAGGAGATGATGTGGCCAACTCCGAGGAGTTGTTCTGCAATGGCGGCGACGATAACTCCAGATTCAGCCTGGAACGAGAATCGATTTCCAAACTTGGAAACAATTGTAGGACGGAGTATGTGGCCGACTCCATGTGCAAGCGACAACCGAGACAGGGGTCATATTGGTATGCCAGTGATCCAGCGGAGAAAAGAGAAGGGGAAGCAGATAGGACTTGGGCAGAGCGTGTCGGACACATCTGGGGCATTGAATCCAGATTGGGTCGAGTGGCTAATGGGGTGGCCGATAGGGTGGACAGACTTAAAGCCATTGGAAATGGTCAGGTTTCAATCGTGGCTGCAACAGCATGGAGAATCCTTGGAGGAGAATAAATGAAAAAAGTCCCAATAGCACGAAAGAGTGAAGCGGCAGTGTTGTCGCTCATCGCAATCGACAGAAACATCCTTTCCCAACAAACATGGGATAGCGATTACTTCGCCATACCAGCCCACAGGATCGTTTTTAATGCGCTCCAAGGGGTTCACCAGCGGACAGGGGTTTGCTGCCCGTTTTCCGCCATCGCAGAACTGGAAGCAACCGGACAACTGGAAGCGGCGGGTGGAGAGGATGCGATTCACGAAATCCTAACCACAATGAAAGTAACTTCGGGGAAGGTTTGCCAAGACATGGCAGATGACTACCGGAAGCACCTGCACCGAACGAAGGCATACCGCGATGTTCTTACTCTCATGGAGAAGGAAGAAGTAAACCTCCGCGCAGGTAAGGCCGATTTGAAGGAATAATCGGAAACGATAATGAA